GAATTTTTTAAATGAAAAAAATCTTTGCTGTAACAGCAGCCTCACTATTATCTACTCCTGCATTTGCTGGAGTTTATCTGAACACAGAAGTCAACAACGGTTACACAGGTTCTGACTATACAGGCAGAGCTATTGATTTACACATTGGTTATGAAGGATCAGTTTCTAAACTTGACTACTACATACAAGGTGGCCCTGCTTTAACAGCAGTCGCTGATGTAGATGGTACAGAGCAAGAGTGGTCTGGAAAAGCTGGTGGTACTTTCAATGTATCAGAAAAACTCGGTGTTTATGGAGAACTATCTGGTATCACATCAGACAACGACAACACTTATGGTTCTAAACTAGGACTTAAATATTCTTTTTAATTAAATGACTACAGCCACACTAACAAAACCCAACAGTA